CGACGAACTTCAGGGTCGCGACGTCCTTGGTGAGGTCAGATCGAGTGGGCTCGGCCGATCCGTGCGACTCCACGTCGGCCTTGTCGGTGTCGCGGGCGAAGGCGGACGCCTCCTTCTTGGTGCACCAGCCGACATGCTCGTAGCCCTCGGGGATGATGAGCCCCTGCGACGCCGACCAGATCTTCGAGACAGGAGAATCAGTCTTCTCCCACTTCTTGATCAGAAGCAGCGCCTCGAGCGCCTTACGGATATTCTTCGAATTGAACTTGCTCGCATCAGCGAAACTGACAACGGACACGGTGATACCGCCCTTTCCTGACGGGTATTGATTGGCCGCAGGTGCGGCATTACTGGTCGCGCGAGGCGATCCGATATGTGGCGACGTACAGAGTGACGTCGGGGGAGTAGAACATCTCGACCGGCTCGGACTCCACAGCCACCACATCCACCAGCTGGTCGCCGGCCTCAGAAGCAGCAGTGTGAGCCTGGTCGAGCATCGCCGACCTGGCCTGCCGCGACAGAGCAACGGCTCCATCCCGGTCCGGGTGGTAGCACTTCACATCCAGGTAGGCGGTCGAAGTGACACCGTCGAACTTCCCGGCCCGACCCTGCGCCACCACCACCGCCGGCGAGGTGAGATCGTCAGGAACCCGCCCGGTCACCGGCACCGATCCCAGCGCCGGTGTGATGCCCTGGATGAGGCGGGCCTGCGCGTCGATGATCATTGCGAATTCTCCAGCATCGCCCGGCGCACCAGAGGCGGGACCGGATGCTCAGGATCCGACGACGACAGCGCCACACGCGAGTACGGCCGTCCTTTCGGCCTGGTCCCGTCGGAGCGCTCGACGTCGATCTTCGCGCCGTGCGCAGACACCCGCGCGGAGGCCTGCCCGGCGATCCGGTCGGCACGCTCCGCCAGCGCGGCACGCGTCTGATCCGACGTCATTGCCTTGATCAGCGTCTCCTCAGACAGCCTCACCTTGCCCATGACCTCACCCCTTGACCTTCTTCAGCCGCGCATTCGTCCAGCCCGGCACCACAGCACCGCCCGGCTGAAAAGCCACATCCCCGGCGATGTGGAAAGACTCGCCGCGGTATTCGACGTCGTCGTAGGCCTCGAGCTCGCCCACCAGATTCCCGTCCAGCCACAGCGTGAAAAGCCGGGTCACCTGGTCGCGGGAGTCGATGTATTCCTCACCGAAGCCGGCCTCCACCCAGCCGGTCTTCTCGACGCGCTTCGGTGGGCCGTAGATCGGGTCATTGGTCGACGTGTGGCCGACCACATCCCCGCGGCCGCATAGCGTCACCGTCTCCGAGAACAGGCCGCTCATGGCCTGGGCCCCAGACGGTAGCGGTCCAGCAGCTCCGAGGATGCGAACTGGTCGGAGTCGGAGAAGGTGATCGAGCGACTCGAGATGACCTCCTGGGCGATCTGCCGGCCGGTGGACACCGCCACCAGCAGCTTCAGATCGTCCGACAGGTCGAAGCCGTGCCGCAGCGTCACCCTGATCATCCGCCTGCCGGCCGGGAAAGGTACAGGTGCCGACAGGATCCCATCTGGATCCCACCCCACCTGATCGCTCCAGCCCGGCATGTCGACGTAGCCTGATCCGTCCCACACCTGCACCGAGGTGACGTCGACGATCCTGCGGGTCGGGAGCCACTGCTCACACCCGCCGTCGCCGGACACCGTGATGGTCTGCTCGATCACCGGCGCCACATGCCAGCCGCACTGGGTGCGTATCCTCGCCTGAGCGGCAGCCACCATCTCAGGAGTGAAAGGGGCGCCGGGCAGCCCCGCCAGCTGCTCAGGCGTCACCATGTCAGGAATCACATCAGCCACGACACCCCTCCCATCACTTGCTCTTCCGCGCCGGGCGGCGCACAGCAGGGGCGACCTCGACCGCCCCCACCGGCTCCACCACAGCGCCCGCATCGCGCCACCTGCGGACGTCATCGTCGGACAGCTGAGCCGTCCACGACAGCGACCCGCAGGTCACGCTGTAGACCGGCAGATCAGCCACCGGAGACCACCGACAACTGAGCGATCGCAGCGGGGACCCGCACAGCCAGCGCGATCCGCTCCTCCACACGGGTGGTCACAATGTCCTTCGTGAACTTCCCCTGATCGGAGTTGGTCGCATCCACCTTCACGCCGCCCTTGCGATACACGGTCGCGGCCTGCTTGAACGCCCCGACAACCGGCTTTCCGGCAGCCACGGCAGGCGAGACGACAGTCGACAGGCCCCAGATCTGGGGCTGCAGCGGCGCGGACCCCTGCCCGTACTGGCCGGCGAAGTAGCCGCCGCCGTAGTACTGACCGTTGCCGTCCTTGTTGAGCCGCAGCTCCTGGTAGTCGGTCGGATGGATGACCACCGCATCGGCCGACAGCCCGGTCACGGTCTGGATCGCAGTCATCGCCTTGAAGACGCCGTCGGCCAGCTTCCCGGCGTCATACGACACCTGCTGGACGCCGGAGCGGTGCAGCACGCCGTCGATGTTCGACCCGACGCCGTCGCCGTTGAGGAGCTGATCCTCTTCCTTGAGCGACAGCATGTACAGGCCGCGATTGTTGATCTCGGACACCCAGAAGGCCAGATCCTCGACCATCTCGTCATCCATGTCCCACCAGGCGGCCAGCTTCTTCACCGAATCCACCACGGGGGTCGGATCGGCGATGTGCAGCTGGGGCTTCTGTCCACCCTCGGCGACCGTCGCAAAGTCCCCCTCGACGCCCGCCTCCACGAAGTAGCGGATCGAGGTGCCGGAGATGGCACCGGGGGCGAACAGATCGGCCACGGTCGGCCGGCGGTATCCGCGCACCAGAGCGGTATCGACCTGCTCCAGCACGGTGCCGGTGAACGCGGCCGGGGTCGCGTGCGTGTCGGTCGCAGCCTTGAACTCGGGAGCCGAGACGGTCATTCCGGCGTGCGCCTTCAGTCGCGACAGCCCATCGGAGCCGACGCTCTTGACGAAATGGTCACCCAGCGACTTGGCAGGCTTCTCGGCGTCACCGCCGTCCGGCTCGTGATCCTTGGGAGCCAGCCCGTCGAGCTGCTTGAGCAGCTGCTCGCCATCCTCCTGAGCCTTGATCTTGGCGTCCAGGTCGGCGATCTCCGCCATCTTCGCCTGGATCTCAGACTGCTCCTCGTCGCTCAGGTCACGGCCGTCAGCCAGAGCCTTCGCGGCGATCTCCCGGGCAGCCTTGAGAGCGGCGGCCCGCATTGCCTTGAAATTCATGATCTTCCCTTGTCTCCCCGCAGTACGGGGTCAGTCCTCCATCAGGAGGACAGCCTGTAGTGCCGCGAGCGCCTTCACGGACGGGCCGCCACCGGTCGCCTCGTCACCGGCCCCGCCCTTGGCCCCTGCGGGCTCCTCGGGGGAGGCGGGCGACTTGCCACCGGAAGATCCGCTGGGGTGCTTGCTCGCATCATCGGGCGACTCGTCGTCGCCCGTCGCCTCCGCAGCCGCCAGCACGGTCCCGAGGGACTCGTAGGCGCCACGGAGGGAGTCAATGTGCTTCTGCGCCAGGACCCGACCGGACTTCACGCCGTCGATCAGGGCGCCGGATGCTGACTTCACGGCCTCCACGGACGTGTCCTGATTCGCCCCGACCGGCACGAAACTGAACTCGTACACGTCGAGGGCGCGCAGCTCGTTGGCCTTCACGCCGTCCTCGAGCTCGATCTCGCCAGAATCCACGACGTCATAGGCGAAGGACAACTGCGCGATGCGACCGCCCTTCACCAACCGGTACACCTGGGCGGCCTTCGGGGAATCCATGTCGAAAGCCCCGCGCACCCACCAGCCATGCTCGTCCTCGCCCATGTCGGTGGCGTAGGCGACGTTGTAGTCCGGGTCATCCATGCGATGCCCGTAATAGCCCGACAGCACCGCCGAGGTGTTGGCCTTCCACGCCTTGATCGTGTCCGTGAAAGCGCCGGCCTTCACGACGTCACCGTAGGCATCAGGCTTCTGGATGAAGGTCGACGGATAGACGAGGAACTCACCCTCACCCAGTCCGTCCTTCTCGCCCGCCTTGAACTTGACGTCGGCGTTCTTGAATCGCATCAGGACTCCTCAGTCCGGGAAATTGAGATCGACTTCACAGGTGCAGCCGGCCACCTCGTCCGGGTCGCCGAAGCTGCCGGGCCAGTCCAGGCCGTTGGAGAACTGCTCATCAACCGGAACCGTCTCCCCGTCCATCGCCGCATGCGACTCACGAGGATTACCGGACGTGACCACCCACGTCTTCGTCACGCCCGGCCCGCCCTGCTGACGGGCCGACTCGATCGCACCGAAAGCACCGGCGAAAGCCACCACCGAGGTCGCGATCTTCGCCGCCCTGTTCGAGGTCCGGTCCTCGGAGTACACGTCGGCGGGATCAGCCTCCGGATCCTCGGCGGCCGCGTCCAGATCGTCCTTCACCGAGGCGTTGATCGCCTCGGCACGATCACGGGCGCACACCTGCAGGAATTTGACCGTCCGGTCGACGTCGTAGGTCGACGGGTCAATCCCGTGATCGGCCAACATCCTCCTGGCCGAATCGACCGACAGGCCCTTCATCTGCCCGACGATGTCGTCGGCCAGCTCGCCGTTCCACCGGTCCGCGTCCCACCAGTCATCGGCTCCCGATCCCAGCTTGGATAGCACCGAGCGGCCCTGCCGGTCGAAGAAGGACGCCAGCACGTCCGAGACGTCCTTCTCGTCGTCGCCGGCATCCTTACGGGACACCCGCCACGCCTTAACGGCGATCTTCGGGAGGTTCTTCCTGGCGATCTCAGGGGCACTGTTCTCGGCACGATCCGGCTGATCGCTTGACGGATTCTCGTTTTGTGATCCCGTGTCACGCGGGGACGACTGCCCGCCGGCGGTGACGTTCATCGGAGTGATGAGCTCGTCGCCGCCCTCGACCGGCGGCAGATTCTCACGCTGCCTGGCCTCATTGCGGGTCATCCACGGCCCGCCAGTCGACGCTGACAGCACCGCAGCCGACTCCTCGAAGTCGCCGGCAAGCTTCTCGCGGATGTTGAACTCCACGAACTCGCCGGATACACCGAGTTTGGCCATCAGATCCCGGTTGAGCAGCTGCTCGATGCGGGTCAGGGTCGGACCCAACGACTCGGTGTACAGCATCTTCCGGAAAGCCTTCACATTGCTGAAGGTCGCCGAATCGGATGCGCCGATCATCGTCGGATCCACATGGAACGCGCTCGAAACCGTCTGTAGAGACAGCTTCGCAGCCTCCACGAACTGCTGCTCCTGGGCATTGAAATCGATGCGCT